GAGTACAGATACACAAATGACCGGGCGCAGGTAGAAACGCGCGACGATGGTAGCCACACCATTAGCGGCTACGCGGCGAAGTTTTACCGTGAAGATGACCCGGGTACCGAGTTCCGACTTTGGGATGGCGCCGTTGAGCGCATCGCACCGGGCGCCTTTGATACGGGTGACGACGTGCGCGCCCTGTTCAATCATAACCCTGACATTGTGCTAGGTCGTAACACATCCGGCACAATGCGCCTAAGCGTTGACGATGTGGGGCTAAGATATGAAATCGACGCACCAGCCAACGCGGTAGCGGCAAGCGTTATAGAGTCGATACAGCGCGGCGACGTTGACGGTTCAAGTTTTGGTTTCCGCGTCAACACGGACGGCGCCGAATGGCGCACCGAGGGCGCCTTAGAGGTACGGTGGTTGCGATCAGTGACAACGTACGACGTTGGCCCGGTAACCTATCCGGCCTACAAATCGGCAACCAGTCAAGCCCGGTCGGATAACGACTTGAGGGCAGACCATGCCGCGCACATCGAGGCCAAACGGCAACGGGCAGACTATACAGACTACATAAACAAGCGGGCCGCTTCGGCCTAGTGTTATCGGGTGGCGTGTATGCCACAGCAAGACGAGCGGCAACAGTTCAGCATCTTGCGAGTTTACTATCAGTGGCCGCGCTTATGCGCGCGGCGAATCATAAAAGGTTGAGTTTTTATTATGGACGAATTGAAGAAATTGCAAGAGAAGAAAGACGATTTGGCGCGTGCTATGCGGGCTCTGTCGGAAGAGTACAACGGCGAAGAGCGCGGCAACGCGGAAGCGTGGGAAGATGGCGAACGGCGGGCGGCGTGGGATCAGGTCAATTCTGATTACAACGAAGCGGTTGCCGCTATCGACGCCGCGAAAGAGGCGCGCGACATTGCCGGGCAGATTGCCCGACTTGATGAACAGGAAGAGCAACGACGCACGCAAGGCGTCACGCGACAACCTGAGCGACAAGAGGAGCGCGGCGAGATTGAGCGACTTTGTGCGGGTGACACGCGAGACGTGACCGCTGACATTTTCGACAACCAACGGTTCAGCGATTATCAGCGCAACTTCCGTGACTTGTCGCTACAGTCGGCGCTTCGAGAATCGCGTGCTATGACGACTGGCACGGCTGGCACCGGTGGCAATTTGCTAACGAATCAGTTCAGCGCCGACGTTGAAATCAGTATGTTAGCTTGGGGTGGCATGTTGGCAAACTCTGACGTGATTACCACGCCAACCGGTGAAGACTTCCACCTTGCAACCATCGACGACACCGGGCAGGTTGGTGCGTTGGTTGCCGAGAGTGCTGACGGTCACAACTCGGGCGCCGGTGGCACGGTCCCAACAACCGGGCGGCTGACTCTTGGTAGCTATAAGATTAGCTCGCAAATGGTACTCGTACCTTTCGAGTTGTTAGAGGACAACAGTTATAACCTGAGCTCACGTCTGGCACAGTTGCTTGGTACCCGTCTGGGTCGCAAGTCAAACGCGTACTGGACAACGGGCACAGGTTCCGGTCAGCCGAACGGCATCGTGACGGCGGCGAGCGTTGGCAAAACTGCCGCCGCAACCGGCGCGGTTACGTGGGACGAAATTATGGACCTTGAACACTCGGTTGACCCGTTCTATCGGGCCGGTGCAAAGTTCATGTTTAACGACTCTGTTCTAAACGCTGTGCGTTTGCTCAAGGATGGCGATAGCCGTTACCTGTTCAATCCCAACGTGAGCACGGGCCGACCTGATACGGTCTTCGGGTACCCGCTGGTAATCAATCAAGATATGGCCGATATGGCGACAACCACCAAGTCAATCTTGTTTGGTGACCTTAGCAAGTACACCATTCGACGTGTGAACGGTGTACGCTTCAAGCGTTTTGACGAATTGTACGCTGCCAACGATCAGGTTGCATTTGAAGCAATCATCCGAATTGACGGCGATTTGCTGGACTCGGGAACGGACCCGGTCAAAGTGATCCAAATGGCATAGGCCATTGGTTGATACGGGCGCCCCGTCTTCACGGGCGGGGCGCTTTTCTTCTCTCTTTGAGTGTTACAAATGCCTTACGGATTACGTACAACCGTCGCGCCAACCATCGAACCCATCGACCCGGGGGAAGCTCGAAAACACGTTGAGCTGACTGACGGGGCACACGATACAACTTTACTAGGTTTGGTTACATCGGCGCGGCAATTGGTCGAATCTTACACAGGGCGCAGCCTGATTTCTAGAACACTTGAGTTAACGCTAGACGCGTTTCCAAAGGTGATTTGGCTACCCGGTGCCCCGGTGGCAAGTGTCACAACGTTAGCATACTTAGACACGTCGGGGGCGTCGCAAACGTTTACCGATTACGACCTTTCGCTATACCGCGAGCCGGCCCGTTTACAACCCGCGTTTGGGGAAGTCTGGCCGGCAACGCGAGTAGAAGCCGACTGTGTAACCGTGACGTATGTTGCGGGCTACGGTGCCACGTCTGACACCGTGCCGGATGCGATCAGGCACGCCATTCTATTGTTGGTCGGTTTTTGGTTTGAAAACCGCGAAGGCGTTGTTGTGGGCACCATTGCGAAAGAGCTACCCTTTGCGGTTAAGTCTTTGCTTGACGCATACCGCACGGGTGACGAGTTCCACAACATTGCGGGGGGCGAATAGTGCGCGCGGGATTACTACGGCACCGGGTCGACATAATGTTACCCAGTACCACAGAAGGTACGAGGGGCCAGCGTACGGGCGCGGCAACCACGGTTGCCAGCGGCGTACCGTGCAGCATCGAAACCCTAGCCGGGCGAGAATTATATTTGGCGCGGCAAATTGTAAAACGGGCAACGCTTACGGTGAGTATGCGGCACCCTACGACAACCCCAACGGCTGAGCACTACCTTCAATTTGGTACGCGGCAATTGCACATTGGGCACGTCGATAATGTCGACCAAAAAGGCCGCCACTTTGTTTTGACCTGTAGCGAGCTTAGCTAATGGCAGACACAACCGAAAACTTGATTGCGTTTCTCTTGGATGACTCGTCTTTATCGTCGTCACTCGGCACACAGGTGGGCCAGATGCGAGCGTTGCAGGAGTGGGAGTACCCGCAGGCAATAGTATTTCGCACCGGTACGGATGGGGATACCGACCGTACACTAGATCAGGCCGTTGGTATCAAACCCTTTCGCCAGTTCTATGACATCGAAATTGTTAGCGACGATGTAGACGAAGCGGTTGATATAGCCGACCGGGTGAAAGTCATTGCGGACGGTTTTAACGGTACGTTTGGGGCTACGACTTGCCAAGGTATCTTTGTAGAAGATCACGACGACAGCTACCAACCGCGCGGCGTTGACGAAGACGAGGCCGTATACATTCAAGCGCTACGCGTTGAGATTCTCGGGGTCGCATAATGGCCAAAGTTGCAATCGTGCTAACGGGTGACGCGGTACTGAATAAGAAACTAACTTATCTGAAGGGGGCAAACGTAAAAAAGGCAATCCGCAAAGCCAGCCGGGCCGCCCTTAAACCGTTGGCGGCAGCAACCAAAACCGCCGCCCCACGGCGCACCGGGCAACTCCGGCGAAGTATTAAAGTTAAAGCCCTACGAAGAACGCGAAAATCTGTAGGGGCCCGGGTGACAACGGAACGGGGATATTATGCCGGGTTGGGTGAGGCGTTTTACGCAAAGTTCATTGAGTGGGGGTGGAAGACTGCGGGCGGACGCACGGCTGTTTCAGGCCGGCACATGATGAAAAAAACAGCGAAAGCAAAACAGTCTAGCGTCTTGGCAGATTACAGGGGCAGACTAAAAAAACTAATTATGCACATTGCTTGGCACAAGCAAGTGCCCAAGTAAAACCAAACGAAAGGTTCAGAAAGTGGCAACTAAACAAATCGGGCAAGGTATCTTGCTTTCCTACGATAGCACAACCATAGGGGAAATTATCAACTTGACCCCGCCCCCGGTCTCTTGCGAAGACATCGACGTAACTACGACCGATAGCGACATTGAAGAAACAAAACCTGCCGACGTGACGGATTGTGGAACCCTCACGTTTGACCAAGTGTGGCACCCCAATGATACAAACCACGAAATTGTTGAGACCGCATACGCAAACCGTTCGGTCTTGGCGGAAGAGTCAAAAAACTGGGTAATTACGTACCCGTTTACGACCGCTGTATCTGACACGTTCACCGGCTACGTAAACAACATTGGGCCGCAAACCATCGGGCCCAAAGACTCTATCAAACGTAGCGTGACCGTCAAACTTACAAGCGTTGTAACGAGGGCATAGAG